TCCATACATTGTCTATTCATACCTTGTCTATCGATACCTAATTGTGGTTTATCTATATCAAATGATGATCCATATGATGATGATCCATATGATGATCGCGATCCCAATTGACTATCCATCGGCTTATTACGAGATAATTTTAATGCATTTTTATTTTCGTTAATATTTTTTTGTTGGTTGTCTTTGATATTTAATTTACTATTAATAGATTCGATTGTTGATGAATCCAAATCGGTATCAGATGATATTACTTGTAATATTTGTGATAATATATTTTGTTTCATTAAATTTTCTGCGGTTGTTTCACCCCCGACTTGTTTAAGATCATTTACTGGTTTAAGAGCATTTACTGGTTCAATAGCCTTTACTGGTTTAAGAGCATTTACTGGTTTAAGATCATTTACTGGTTCAATAGCATTTACTGGTTTAAGAGCATTTGCTGGTTTAAGAGCATTTACTGGTTTAAGAGCATTTACTGGTTTAAGAGCATTTACTGGTTTAAGAGCATTTACTGGTAGATTTTGAATTAATTGTTTTTTAGTATTTTCTAATTCAATTACTTTTTTTTCATTATTTTGTTTATTACGATTATCCGCATTAACTAATGCTGTATTATCTATATATTTATTATATAAATCCTTGAATATATTTTTAACTCTACTATAATCTTTATTATTTATTCTCATTGCTTCTAATTTTATATATTTACTAAATTGATATATTCTATGTTCACAATAAATTAAAATCTTTAATTTATCAGCTAAATCAATATTAACACTTTCATCTAATAAAAATGATCTATAATCATCATTTAGATACAATATACAATCATCAAAACAATTGGTAGATTCTTCAAAACTATCAAAAAAATTATTAGATGTTAATTCTGAAATATGATTTTTTGGTCTGTATGCACAATTAACAATTCTCCTTTTAAATATTGTTTTTAATTTTTCATTATCAATTAATTGTTTTAATAATGGGTCAATATAATCATAATTATATCTAATATCATATTTATTCATATGATTAATAAACTCAATTTCAAAATTATCATCTAATATACCTTGATGTAAAATAATTGGATACCAATCTATATCTCTATTAACTTTATTTGAACACTCCATAATAAAATTAGTTAAAAAATTATTATCAATATTATCTAAACCCTCAACACATTTAAAATTTTCAAGTAATAAATTAGATGAAGCTATATCATTTTTAATATTTTTAAGTTTTATATCAATATCAATTATTTCTTTATTTAGTTTATTGAATTGATTATAATAATTATTATCATTTATATTTTGAATATCAGGTTTAATTAAATTTACATTCTGAATTAATTGGTTACTTTGATCATCTATTTTGGGGATATTATTATTTTTTATATTGCCACCAAATAATTTTTGAACAGCTGGAATATTTCCAAATTTAGTTCCTTTTATTAAAAAAAGTATATTTTTCGCATCTATACTTGATAAATAATTTTTAAATCTACCATTAGTAATTACACTTGTTTTCGGTAAATATTGAATTTGTTTCATATCAAGTATAGCTTCAATTATATATTTTGTTTTATCTTCTGTTCCACCACCCCGATGGTTTCTTCTTAAAGTTTTTTTTTGATCGCGATTAATATCGCGTTTGATTCTAACCATATATATTATAATTATATAATATTTTGAAATTTAATTATTATTATGTCTTTAATAATTAAAGTTTAAATAATATATTTATAACAAATGAATATATTATTATTATTATTATTTCCATTTGTATATGGTAATTATTGGGAAAAATATACTCATGTAAAACCAGAAGATTTATATTTAAAATTATCTAGAAATTTAATGGAAGAAGTTCAAGATAATTTTAATATCTTACAAACTGTAAAATATGAACATGATATAATAAAAGAATATTTAATAAATGAGTCTATATTTATTAAAAAAAAATTATTAGAAAAAAAAATGAAAAATAGGATGAAAATAGATTATTTATTCGCAAGACATGCGTTTACTTGTGATGAACCGATGTGCCAAGCCATGTTTCAGGCTGCTGATGAAAATGATGGTGGTATGGCAGCAGCATTTGTTTATACCATACTTCCTATCTATACTTGTAGAGAGACAGTAGGTGAAAACACTGAATTCCTCGTTTCAGATACTGAGACTAAAAAGGGATACTTTGATGACCTGTGTTATGTGTGCCTTACAAAGTGAAATATTAGAAAAAAGTGTAATATTAGAAAAATGTGTAAATATGTGTAATTATTTTTTTATATTCCTATATGCTTTATATTTGATTTTGGATAATATAATTTTTTTAATAATTCTGCCCAAGCAACAGATCTATGTTTACCATAATTACAAATTATTCCTATATTTTCATAATTGTATGTTTCTATATTTGTTAATATATTTTCAATAATTATATCAAATTTAGGATGATTAATAACACTCTTCTGAATTTTTTCATCTAATCCTGTTAAATTTTTTATTTCTCCATCTAATTTCGTTGTAAATAAAGTTGCATCAAATATGATTTGACAATCATGGGGTAAATGTTTCTTAACACCCCAAGTAGTTATATTTATTTTTCTATCATTAGATATTTTTTTATCATTAATTTTTTTTATTATTTCATGTTCATGATCTTCATAATTACCTTCAGCAAATCCGATATCATTTTCATATCTATCGTATATTAATTTGATTATTTTCATTAATTATATATTTATTATATTATTTAAATATTATGTCATTAATTAAGATAAATGACATGATTATTGAATTACAGGAAAATGTTACTTCTTCCCATATGCAACTTTTACAAATAAATAAAAATATTGTCAGAAAAAAATAATTTTGATTTAGTTAAAGAATGGTTAAAAATGTTAAAACAAATAAAGAGTGAAGAAAAGGTAAATGTTAATCCAAAGGATTTTTGCAAATGTTTTATTGATAAATTAAAAGAACATAATTATTATTTTATTTATTTTCAACAAAATGATGTAGGTGAATTCATGACTATCTTATTTGATTTATTACATAAATGTTTAGAATATAAAGTTAATATGGAATATGAGGGAGAAATTAAACATAGTTATGATAAAATAGCTGTTGAAAGTATTAAAGCTTGGAAATCTTTCTTTGATAGTAGTTATTCGTATATTGTTAAAAAAACATATAATCAATTATTGTCTATTACTAATTGTCCGGAATGTAATTATTCAACATATAATCATGTTAATATGATTAAAACAATTCATGGAAAAGCAGAAAAAAATTTACTTCAATTAGAAGATATCCGTAAATCTGCGAGTGATACATTATCAGATTTAAAAGAAAACCATATAGATATGTTATATAAATTAAATAAAAACCACGAAGATATAAATAATATATTAAAAATTAAAAAAGAAGATCATATGGATTTGATGACAACTTATTATAAAAATTTGAAGGATAAAAGAGAAGAAATATTAGATATTATAGATTTTGATAATGATTTATAAATAATTTGATAATATTATATAATACTAATTATAATAAAAATATTAAATGAAAAATATAACAGTCGCACATTATATACATAGAGAACTATTTAAAAGAAATGTTAAATTTGTTTTTGGTTATTCTGGTGGAGCCGTATTACCATTATTGAATGAATTTAGATGTAATAAAATTAAGTTTATTAAAAATAGCACAGAACAATGTTCTGGATTTGTATCAGAAGGATATTCAAAATCATTGGATTTATCAATCCCAGGTGTAGTTGTAACAACATCTGGACCTGGATTAACAAATATGATAACACCATTACAAAATGCATATAGTGATGGGAGTCCATTAGTTGTTATCTCTGGTCAAGTCCCAAGGAAATCACTTGGAACCGATGCGTTTCAAGAGTGTCCAGCAACATATTTAACTAAGCATTGTACAAAATGGAATAAATTAATTACAGATAAAGAAGAAATAATTGAAGCAATGAATATGGCATTTAATATATCTATGTCAGAAAGAAAAGGACCGGTTCATATTGATGTCCCTAAAGATATATTTTTAGAAAGAATTGATGTGGATTATAATACTAATATTAATTATTCAATAATTAATAATTTTGAAGAATTTGATATAGGGAGAAATTTAGATATTAAGATTAAAGAAGTATGTGAATTAATCGGAAAATCAAAAAAACCGATTATTATTGCTGGTCAAGGGGCAAATGAAGTTAGTAAAGAATTAAATAAATTTGTTAGAAACAAAAATATTCCGATAACAACAACATTACATGGCATGGGATGTGTAAATGAAAAAAGTAAAATGTCCCTAGAAATGTTGGGTATGCATGGTAAACCGGTAGCTAATTATGCGATTCAAAATGCTGATTTAATAATTGGTATGGGAACTCGTTTTGATGATAGAACAGTATGTAATATTGAAAAATATGCTCCAAATGTGATTAAAAATAATGGAATTATTCATATAGATTCTAGTTCAGATCAATTATTAAAAGTTCAAAAATTATTTAATAATAAAAATATAAAATCAATTCATTCTAATTCTAAAATATTTATGAAAAAACTAAATAGATATTATGTTAAAACAAAATCAGATAAATGGATTAATGAATTAATTGAATATGATAATAATAATAAATATTATTATAATAGAGTAGAAAGAGAAATTAAAACACCTGATGTAATTAAATGTATAGATGAAAATATAGATAAATTTAAATTAAATAGAAATAATATTATATTTACTACTGGTGTAGGTAATCATCAAATGTGGACATCTCAATATATTACATGGACTTCACCAAATAAACTGATAACATCTGGTTCTCTTGGAACAATGGGTGTAGGTGTTCCATTCGCGATTGGTTGTAAACTTGCTAATCCAGAAAAAATGGTAATTTGTATTGATGGTGATAGTTCTTTTACTATGACTTCAAATGAACTTCAAACAATTTTAGAAAATAAAATTCCAATTAAAATTGCTATTATGAATGATAAACGACAACAAATGGTTCATGTATGGCAAAAATTATTTCATAATGAAAATTATGTGGCTACAGATAATATTAATCCCGATTTTAAATTATTGGGACAAGCATATAATATTAAAACAATTGAATGTTCAAATAGATATAGTTTAGATAATAAAGTTAAACAATTTTTAGCAACAAATGAACCGGTTATTGGTGTATTTAATGTTAAACCAGAAATGTGTTTTCCATTAGTAGCACCAGGTAAAGGATTGGATGATATGATTATGAATGAAAATGATATAAGTAAATTAGATATAACTTTAAACGCTCCTAATTAAAATTATTTACATTTCTTATTACAATTACATTTATTATTACAATTACATTTCTTACCACAATTACATTTATTTTTTCTAATTTTTTTCCCACCCTTTTTAGATTTTACTAATCTCTTTGGTTTTACCATCTTTTTCTTTTTAGTATAATTTTTCTTTTTACACACCACCTTCTTAGATTTTTTCATTTTCTTAGTGTATTTTTTTTTAGATTTTTTCTTTTTACCACCACTTTTCATATCTGTATTTTTCATACAATCATTTTTATCAGATTTTGGATGCCCTGGATGTTTGTGTTCATCTTTTGAACATTTTCCACCCGATTGTGTTTCACACGTAGCCGAATATGGAACAATTGTTGAAAACATTGGGGCTTCTGCCGATAGTGGTCCATTTACACTATACCCTGCTTCTACGTTACATATAGAACTCATTATATAATTATATTATATTTTAATTATTTTTTTATTTTTTACTTTTATATTTACCCCTAGAGCGCTTCTGTCCTCCATATTGAAAATTATTGTATCGAGGATTAAACTCCATTTGTGTCGGATAAGGCAACGATCGGGCATTCGGTGTCGGAGAAGGGGCGGGTAATGGGGTATAAGTTCTGTCTCCGCTTTCATCTGGTTTTAGAAGATTTAGTAATTCCCACGAAATAAAAAAGATTATTAAAAAGATAAATAACCCTGAAATTTTAGTATATTTTGTTTTCCATTCAACTGTATTTCCATTACACTGTAACATTACAGGTATTTCTTCATTACTATCATCTAATCCACAAGTCCTAGTCCACCATATTAGCAAAAAATATATAAATCCCATTAATAAAGTAAATATTACAATGTTTGTCCTACCACCATCATAATCTTGGTATTTACCAGTTGTATCAAATGTTATATATATAGTTAATGCAATTGAAACAAATCCGAATATGATAACTGCTAATATTACAGATTTCGCTATTCCTATACCAGATGTAGAAACTAATTTATATTCAAACTTTTTACTTTCATCTTCACATACCCATTTCATACATTCATTATTATCACACGACATAGAAAAAAATCTTTGATATATAATAAACATAGCAAATGTTATAACTGCTAAAATAACTGGATATATTTTTGGGTTAAGTACGAAATCAGATATGATTTTGGTAATTTTTGGTGGAACTGTTAATACCATTCTTACTTAATATATATTAAAATATATTTTAATATATTTTATATTAAAATATATTTTAATATATTTTATATTTATGAATATATAGATCTCTTATAGTATTATTCGTATTTACTTTATGACCACCTGATTTAATTTCAGGTGTAACTAATTGGTCAATATCATTTGTTATTTCTTGTGCTATTTTGTTAATTTCGTATATACTTTGTCCTCTTTGATTTGCAATAATATTTTCACTCTCTGTTAAATTATTATCATAATATAAACCATTACTATCATATTTACCTGTTAATATTTTTTCTTCTAGATCTTTAAATTTCCCATCAATTTTGGATTTAACTTTATTTTTATTGTTTCTTTTAATGGGTCTTCGGTCACCGGAGTCGGGACTATTATATTTATATCCAATTGGTAAACATTCTCCATCCATTATTTTACAATGTCCCTCTGTATTTCCTTTTCCGCAATAGTTAATATCTGATTCTTTATTTGGATCGGTCAATCCTACACCACAATCTACAGCTTCACTAGTCCTGAACTGAACATTCCCATCAATTTTGGATTTAACTTTATTTTTATTGTTTCTTTTAATGGGTCTTCGGTCACCGGAGTCGGGACTATTATATTTATATCCAATTGGTAAACATTCTCCATCCATTATTTTACAATGTCCCTCTGTATTTCCTTTTCCGCAATAGTTAATATCTGATTCTTTATTTGGATCGGTCAATCCTACACCACAATCTACAGCTTCACTAGTCCTGAACTGAACATTCCCATCTTCTTGTATAGACGATGTAACTAATTGCTCATTTGGAAATTGAACCGGTTCACCAATACTTGTAATTGTTTGTTCAATTACATCTGGTGTTTCACTAATATTACTTTCTCCCATAATTGTTATACTACCATTTTTAACTTTTCTCCAATATATCAAAAAAGATAATATAGAAATAGTTAATAATAACCATAATATTTTATTATTCCAATTTACATAATATTTATTTCTTTCTCCATCACATGTATATAAAACTTCAGAATCGGGGTCTGGACATCTACCATTTAAAATATAATTAATAATAAATGTAATAATAGATATTACAGTTAATCTGAGTATCCAATATTGTTCATAATCAAACACTGAACTTAATATATATAATAATACACACATTACAGTAATACACGTTATTATTATATTTGATATTGTTCCAAATAATCCTTGAAAAGCAATATATTCACCACCACCCGTAATAGTTTCTATATCGGTTGTTCTGTTATAATTACTTATAGAAGAACATTCATATCCCGATTCATCATTAGGATTATAACAAGTTTTTGAAAATTTTAACAAATATACTACTAATATTAAAAATGACAAAATTGATATAGTTAAATATTTATTCCAGAATAATGGTATAAAACTAGTTAAAATATTTAAAATTTTATTTATCATATTTAAAATTTTATTTATCATACTATATATATATTTTACTTATAAATAAATTATATATATTATTATATATATATATGGAAATACAAAATATGGAAATACAAAATATGGATAATTATATAAATAGTATAAAAACCGGTAAATTAAATATACATGATATAGATTTTATAAAAACATGTCTATTATTATGTAGAGAGAATGATACAGATATTTTAAATATTTTTACAAATATTAAGAATAGTATTGAAGAATATACTAATAATATTATAAATGAAAATATAGAAATTAAATCCATTATAAATAAGAATATAAATGAATGGGGATTAAGTATAAATCCATATAATATTTTTGATACTGAAGAGAATATACAAAATATAAATAATTATAATGATTTTTTACATGAAAATATGTTATTTAATAATATTATTGAAAAAAATAAAAACTTAGAAATGATAATTCATGATAATAATAATATATTAGATGATTCTATAATTTTAAATATATATAATTTAATAGATGAATGTAATGGATCAATAGAAACAATTAGAGGTCAAATTAAATTTTTCAAATATATTATATTTATGGTAAATCCTAGTTATGATTATTTATTATTCGATTTATCTAATATTAAAATAGAAAATATGAATAATATTTTCTTAAATTATATACTTATTATTAATTTTATTAAAAAAGAATATCATTACTTATTATGTATATTAGAATCTATTTTAGAAGATTTAATAAAAACTTTGTATAATTTAAATAAATTACTTCAAAAAATTTAATCTATAATAACTAAATTATTTTCATTTAATGAATTACTTGAACTAGAACTACTAATAGTTTCATTTACTGTTTCATTTACTGTATCATTTACTGTTTCATTTACTGTTTCATTTACTGTTTCATTTACTGTTTCATTTACTGTTTCATTTACTGTTTCATTTACTGTTTCATTTACTGTTTCATTTACTGTTTCATTTACTACTTTCTGTCTTAATTTATAACTTAATTTTTCATTTATTAATGATAAAGATATGTTTTTGTTAATTATTTTATCCAAATATTGTTTATCATTTATATATACAATTAATGCTCCGGAAATAAAGGAAATACTACATAATATTATTTTGTTCATTTACAATAATATTTTATTTTTATTTTTATTTTATTTTATTTAAATATTTTTTGAGTATTTGTAGCAATTTGTTGGCATATTATACATTTATCCTTATCATATTTTATATCACATTTATCACATATACATAGATGACCACAAGGAAGAAAAGCGTGTGTTTTTTCATTTAAATAACATACATTACATAAATCACCATCGCTTACATTCGTCTTTTCGTGTGAATATTTATCATTAATCCAGTATCCATCGTTTATAATTTCATTATCTTTATATGAAATACCATATCCATTTTTCATATTATTTAACCATTCACCAGAATAAATTAATAAATCATCATCATTAAATATTTCACCATGACCTGTTTTTTTAAAATGTAAAAAACCACCAATATATATCTCTTTTGTTGAATTATTAATAAATGAAGCATTTCCAGTAAATTGACCTTCTTTAAATTGACCTTCATATATATCACCATTTTTCCATTCATATTTCCCAATACCATGCCTGAATCCATTTTTAAAAAGTCCGGAATATTTACCAGATACTAAATATTGAATACCCTTTCCATGTTTTTTATCATTTTCCCAATCTCCTTTATATTTAATATTATTATCTTTATCATATAATACACCATAACCATCTCTCTTTTTATTATGAATAGTTCCTTCATAAATATGTGATTTTATTTTATTACTACAACAATTCATTATCGGTATATATATTATTATATAACTTTATATATCCTTAATTAATTTGAAAATATTAATTATTAAATTAATTAATATAATATAATAAATATAACTACGAAGTTATATTCTAGCACAACTATGGGATACAACTACAACACTGATTTCTTTGCTGTAAATAGGCTTATGCCAAAGAAGATTCCGGGATATGAAATTTACCTCAATGTTCCATGGACTGATGTTGCAATTCAAAATCTACCAAGGGAAACTATTGGTAAAGTATTCAATAGTATTAAGGAAAATACCGTGGATAATGAAACAAATATCACCGAAACAATTATCAATGATACTTATACGATTCATAAGAATACTCCAAATGATATCATCACGGGAGAAACATTTTGGAAGAAGGAATCAGCTGAGAGTAAGTATATTCGCACACGAAAGATTCCAGTGAAGAAGACAAAGAAGTATCAAACTAAGAAAAAGAATGAAATTGATATTGAACGAAAGAAATGTCGGTTTGATAAGTATAACATGATGAATAACTATGGTAACTAAATAAAATAAAATAATATAAAATAAAATAAAATAAAATAAAATAATATCTTTTTTTTCATTTCCATATATACTGTATAAATATCTTCAAATTTCCATCCATATTATTTACATATAAATGATTATCTATTTTGCCAAACAAGTTATCTTTTTTAAATCTAGATTCAATATTTAAGCATTTAAGCATTTTCTACACGCAAGAACCATATGGTGTTAATTTTTTTTTGTGAAATTATATGATAACTTTGCTTTATTATATTTAAATAAAATCATTATCTATTATATATATATGAAAAAAAAATATACTATTAAAAAAAAACGCAAACAAAATAAAATTATAAAAAAACAAATTGGGGGATGGAATGAAAAAACCTTTAATAATTTTAA